TATTATGAGTTCTTTGGCTATCGGAGGAGAACATGTTAATCCTTTATTTACAGGAAAACAACGTAAAGATCTTGAAGATAAACTTGCTGAAATTCTAAAATCACTATAATGGTAGGAGAACATCCAGAATATTTTGAAGGCCATCAACGTAATGTTGATGTTAAAAAAGGAATACAAAGAACTTTTTGTAAAACATGCAAAACATGTCCTTCTATTTCTATTCATGAAAATCTTGATAATGTAATTCTTGGAGGAAGAGAAGAAGGATACACTGTATGGAAAAAAGGACACTTTAAAGACATGGTAGAAGATATTAAAGCTGGTATGTTTGATAAATTTATAGAAGATGGGGACAATTAAGAATATTAAAGAAGGATGGTCTAATTATATGCAGGCCTGTCAAGATGCAGCTAGTCTTCCTGAAGAGGTACAAGAAATGGCTGATGTTAGGGCTGAGATATGCAAAACTTGTCCTTTTTTAGAAAAATCAGGTCTATTTAAATTTGTAAATAGGCTAATACCAGGGGCAAAACCAGAAGACCCTAAAAAAATGGTAAAAACAAAGTTTAAAGTAACAGAAGAAACTGCAAAAAATTCTGTACTTAATATTTACGAGGGATACAAGTGTGGTAAGTGCGGATGTGGGTTTCCACAAAACGTATATGCACCAGATAAAGTATGCCCAGAAAGAAAATGGTAATGAGTAAAAAAATTGATAGAGTAGAGTTAGTAGAAAACAATATTATGGTATTTATAAAAGTACCTAAAGCTGAAACAGACGCTGGTATTGTAGTAAGTGAAGAAATTGCAAGAGAAATGCAAGACACTATAACAGGTAAAGTTCTTCACACAGGCCCTGATGTAAAAAACTTTAATGTAGGAGATGAGATTTTATTACCTCCTCATGGGCACACAGCAGTTGCTATAGAAAAAGAAGTGTATCATATCTTTAGAGAAAGCAGTCTGTTTGGTAAAATAGTATGAGACTATTTGATTTAAAAGACAGAAACGTAATTGTTTCTCCTGAAGCCTTGCTTATACCTGAATTTAAAGATATTTGGAAGAGAGATAAAACAAAAGATAAGCTCAAAGCTATGCGAGAGTTGTCTTATGTTTATTTTGTATGCGATTATAAATCTCCGTACAGATCTTCTTTTACTTTAAATAGGCTAGAAGCTATGGTAGCTAAAGATTTTATGAAAGATGAAAAGTATGCTCCTGATTCTAAAATATCTGCGGCAATTGATAAGTATAAAGAGCTGCAAAAAACACCATCAATGTTATTACTTGATGCTTCGTTACAGACCGTTCATAATCTTATTGATTATTTGCAAAATGTAGACTTACAAGAGAGGGATAAAAATGATAGACCTATCTATAAACCTTCGGATGTTACATCTAGTTTAAAAAATATAGGAGGTATTGTAGAATCTTTATCTAAAGTAAGAGAAGGTGTAGAAAAAGAAATGTCCGAACAAGCAAGTCTTAGAGGACAGCGTAAAAAAGGAAATAGAGAAGACCCATGAAATTAAAAGTAATCCGCTATAGTAGCCAAGAAGATTCAACTAATGGAGCATTGTTTGTAGAACACGATGGCTTACCTTTAGAGTTCTTATGCTATACTCTGGAAGATGAGTATAGAGAAAAGAAAGTAATGTCTGAGACAAGAATACCTAAAGGAAAGTATCAGATTAAACTCAGAAAAGAAGGTGGTTATAATGCTAGATACACTGAAAGATTTCCTGATATGCATGTTGGTATGCTTCATATCATTGATGTTCCTAACTTTGAGTATATTCTTATACATATTGGAAATACTGCTGAGGATACTGGGGGATGTTTGCTTGTCGGTGATTCGCAAGAAAATAACATTCTTAGGAAAAACGGGTTCATTGGAAGTTCTACTCAGGCATATACAAGAATTTATCCAGAAATCAGCTCGAAGTTAGAGAATGGAGAAGAGGTTACTATTGAATATATAGATTTAGCATAATGAGTTTGCAGGGTGAAAAAAAAGAAAAAGTAAAAATTAAAAGACGAGGTATACACGCTAAATCTAAAAACTCTAGTTTAAAATCTTCTAAGCACTATAAGAAGAAATATGTCGGACAAGGAAAATGAAATAAAAGACTTACAGAACAATGCCGAGTATTTAGAAGAGGCTATGTTTAATTGCTATCTTATTTTTACAGAGCAGCTAACTGTAGTGGATTTAGAACAAGAGTTAGGGTTTTGGTTGCCTGAACCTACCGATAATATAATATCAGATGTTTTAAAATTCTTTGAGGAAAAAGAAGATTATGAAAAATGCAAGGATATTAAAGATCAAATAGATAAAATAGGCGATAAAGAGCTTATAGAAAAGGTATATACAGTTGAGCGATATAATAACCTCTAAAAAATGGGATAAACTAGATCCTCAAAAAGTAAATCCTGTAAGACATACAGGTCAAGAGTATCTTAAGTTTATAAATACAGAAATATTTAGCGAAACTTCTAAGTATTATTTACGCCACGGTGTATATACACACGCTCCAGAGGGAACTTCTGAACATATAGAATTTTGGGACGAACAAGAAACTCGATGTAAAGAAGGTTACTCTGTAGGGGGGACTAGAATTACAGGAGAACATTATGCTTATCTAAATTTTGGTAGAATATTAGCTACTATAGATGATGGTAAGCGTCAAAGAAAAATAGATACATTTCCTAAGTTTCTAGACATGGACTATTACTGGTACCATGAATTAGAGGAAGCTGAAAAGAATGGCCAGGGAATGATAGTCGTTAAGGCTAGACGTAAAGGATTCTCTTATAAGAATGCGTTTGGAATGGCTTGGAAATATCACTGGTGGCCGCATTCTATTTCTATTCTAGCGGCATACGAAAAGACATTCTGGGCTAACACTATGGAGATGGCTAAGAATATGATAAACTTTATAAATGAGAATACCGACTGGGTTAAAGGCTCATTAATAGATAGACAAGATCATATTAAAGCAGGATATGTAGAAAAAGATATATATTCAGGAGTAAATATTGCAAAAGGATTTAAATCTGAAATACTAGCACTTAGTTTCAAGGATAGCCCACAAAAATCTGTAGGTCGTACCGCAGAACGCATGCTATTCGAGGAAGCAGGAGATTGGCCTGGGCTTATGCAGGCGTATCAGCGTTCTTACCCGTTGTTTAAAGACGGTAATATCATGATTGGTATACCTATTTTGTATGGTACAGGAGGTAATAGCAAGAACGGAACTAATGCTGACTTTGAAGCTATGTTTTATAATCCTAGTGCATATGGATTAAGAAGTTACGAAAATATATATGACGAAACAGCAATTGGAGAAGCAGGATGGTTTGTAGATGATGCATGGTATAGAGAACCTTTTGTAGATAAAGCAGGTAATGCTTTACGAGAAAAAGCTATTGAAGATGTAGACTTAGAAAGGGAGGAGAAGAAAAAGGCAGACCCTAAAGCCTACAATATGATGGTAACCCAGCACCCTCACACGCCCAAGGAAGCATTCTTGAGGAGTGAAGGAGCTGTATTTCCTGCTATAGAGCTGTATAATGTTTTAGCTAAGCTTAAATCAGACGATAGATATAAAAAATTAGGGTCTCCAGGAGTTTTATTTGAAGAAGAAGGTAATATAAGATTTAGACCTGACCTTGAGAAGAAACTTTTTCCTATGAATAAGTATCCTCATAAAGCAAATGAACCTCAAGATGGTTGTATTGTAGTATACCAACATCCTCCTGAAGAAATACCTGGAGGGCTATATAAAATAGGGCTTGACCCCGTAGCATTTGATAAATCAGGTAGTAAATCTTTGAATGCTGCTTATGTATATAAAACTTACCAAAAATTTGAATATGGATATGATGAAATTGTTGCAGAGTATGTGGGGAGACCTGATAACATCGAAATTTATAACAGGAATCTTGAATTACTTTCGGAATACTTCGGAGGAGCAGAAATCATGTTTGAGAACGACAGAGGTGAAGTGTTGTCGTACTTCAAAAGGCGTGGTAAAATGCATTTGCTCGCAAACCAACCAGATAACGTCATCTCAAAAGTAATCCAAAACTCAACTGTAGCACGAATTAAAGGCTGTCATATGAATGAACGTATGAAAGATGCAGGAGAAAAGTTTATATTACGATGGTTATGGACAGAAAGAGGTACAAACGAAAACGGAAGTAAGATATATAATATGGACTTACTTCCAAGTCCAGGTTTAATAGAAGAATTAATATCGTATCATAGAGAGGGTAACTTTGATAGAGTTATGGGATTTATGCAATTAATGTTTAGTGTGGAAGAAGAGTTTGATAGAGAAATCAAGAAAGAGCCATATAAAAACGATGTAGCTATGTTCTTAACTAATAATTTAAATAGTTTATTTCTTAAAAAGTAAATATATTTGCTATATTTTCAATTTCTAAGCACATGGCAAGCTACTCATTTCCTCAGCAACGACTATCTTTAAAAGATAAGAAAAAAAATAAAGACGCTTGGGGTAAAGACGTCCTAGACGAAATAGACAAGTACAATACTTCTAGCTTTGATGGCAGAGGGGATTGGGAAAGAAAAAGAGCAAATTACGATTTGTTTAATGGAAAACTTTCAAAGAATGACTTTGAATATGTCTGTAAACCTTATGGAGATGGCGTAGGCGAGATGCCTGCAGAGATGAGACACTACGATATTATGTCTCCTAAACTACGGGTACTTTTTGGAGAAGAAATAAAAAGACCTTTTAACTTTAAAGTCGTTTCTTCTAATCCTGATGCTATATCTGA